CCCATTACATGAAGTAGAAGGTATAGAAGCTATAATTCTGTGATTTGCACAATCACAATCCACGTAAAAGCACACAATTTTATCGGAATTTATGTACGCTCCCTCTTTTGTTAAAATAAACATTCTATCCAAACCTCGGCTGATATTGATCCATCATTCTTTCGACTTCTCTATCGGATGGCCCTTTAGAAGCCTGCAAATGAGTTGAGATTGCTATACAGGTGTACCTTGTCGCATCTGCACAATGTGACCACTTGTCATGTAAAGGCCTGTTTTTGTATACCTCTCTGAACTCATCGTACTCTTTACGATAGTTCTCAAGAGCTTTAATCAAATGCAAACACTTATCATCATCTATCCAGAATCTAGGAAACATGCCTCTTACGCATTCTATCCCTTCCTCTAGTCTCCACTTTAGAGTATCTAGCACTGTAAAGTTGATGCCCAAGTCTGAGGCTTTTTCCAATCTTGAGAGTCCTGAACTGAACTCTCTGGCTCTAATATCGTGAGGAGCAAAGTGCTCACCATAGAGATAAGGCTTATCTTTAATAACTCTTGCATAGTATGGGAGCCCCTCCCCGTGATTTTCTAAGTAGTCTATGAAGTGGATCTCGTTTCCGCAGCACTGGAAGAAAACTATCGATGTGCTATCTCCAACGCCAATGTCCCATGCGGTATGAACTTTCTGAGTTTTATCCCAAGGGATTTTTCCTATTTGGCCGTTTTCTCTTAGGTCGGACAGGTATTGAGAATAGTACGAACCCATTATACCCAAAGTGAAAGAACAGAACCATTCTTGTTGTATCATGTCTTCCGATGTTCCTTCCCTCCTGATCTTATTGAGATCTTCTTCCCTGATCACTTTTGTTTCGTTGACAGTAAGCTTTTCACAGAACCAGTCCCCATTGTGGAGAGCCATATCATACAGGTCTTTAGCATGGTTACTCCCGCGGGGAGTGAATACAAAGACGGCCCACCCCCCATTGGCGTCCAGAATTGGCCGGATGTATTGCCAAGCGTTAGGATCTTGCATAGAGTATTCGCTGAAAATACACCCGGAAGGGTTAGTTCCCATGATAGCGTCATAATTATCCGATCCCACGATCTGAATAAGCGATCCATTAACCAGCTCTATTTTCATTTCCTGATTATTACATCGAGCAATGAGTTCTCTCGGGATGTAATGGAGAAACTTAAATCCATCGTTTGTCATCCCATCCCAGAGCACTTTTCTGCCTTGCGCAAACGTTGGGAAAACGTAGTAGTAGATACCTTTTTTCTCGATGGCTGTGTAGATCATATATTGCCATGAAGAAGTATCTTTTCCGGCCCTTCTATTCCAAACTAAAACAGCTCTTTTACACCCCTTGTTCATAGCAGAGAAAAAATTCTCTTGATAAGACCTCGCTTGAAAATTGTGAGGGAGATTTATATCAGTCATCGTACATCACCCTTGACAAGCTTTTGTCTTTTTATAAGTCGGATCGTATTCGCTAAAAGTCTTAAATGCCCATTTGTCACGATCAATTCTTTTTTTTCTCTCAATAACTTTTAGCTGCGTCTCATCGTATTTTTTTTGCTTTTTTGCCCATTTTTCACCCATCTCTTTCCCTTTTTGCATATCTCTACATGGCAAAGAGCAAAAGATCACTTCCTCTGGGTATTTGGTCTCAAATTTTTTACTACAGTAAAAGCATTGCTTTAAGAAAATTTTACCTATAGGATTTACAGACATTCCAACCACGATTTCTTCTGAGTATTTTTTTGCAATCGAAAGGAACTGTAGGCCCAAGATGAGCTTTTGTTTCTTATCTTCCTTCGCATTGATTCTTTTTCCTGTTCCGTTTTCTCTTTCTTAGCCCACTTCGCTCCCGATTTGTTTACCATTTGTAGAACATTGAAGCAGGATGAACAAAATGATGACTCATCAGCATTTATAGGATGATAAACTTTACCGCAGCATTGGCATTTCTTCATTTTTCTATCTTGTTTATGCTAATATTTAATGATACGTCCCTATCTGATTCCTCTTTGTCATAAGAAGCTTTCCATAGATCCCCGCAAACTCTCGCCATACAATATCTAGCAAAAGTGGCGTCCCATTGTTTTAAAAGAGCATTCTTAACAAATTTATTTTCTTGCCATGTCTTAGCAATATCTAAAGCGTACGAAAAGTATTCTGACTTTTGAGCAAATTCTATGAGTCTAGTTCTTGCATATCCCCTTTCATAAGCAAATGTTCCTAAGTAAATGCCTTCATCCTTCTTTATCCATTCAAGTAAAGCATCACCTTCTTCCTTTAACCAATCTTCAGTGTAAACAGTAGGTCTGCCGAACACTTTCTTTGGATCTGGGTGCAAGCTATGCGACGGCTCCGTCGGAATCGGGAAGGATTTCCTTGCCTTCTTCGTTGATGGAGCTTTCTTGTTTTTGCCTGATTTCGTGCGAGAGTCTGTACATTTCACTGGTAACTGTTATCCCTGAGTTTTTTAGAAAATGATCCTTCATTTTTTTATTATGCATAGCCTCTGGATCTATTTTCATGATGAATAGCCCGTCATAATAGAGAAGGTAATGATCTGTATCGATATCGACGCCCTTCTCTTCATAAAATTTTTCTGTAAATTCAATGATCTCTTCTAAAGCCACCAAAAGCTGATCTTCATCTTCACAATACTTCTTACACAACGGGAAGGGCCAATAAGTCTTTAGCTGATATGGCATCCTTCCTCACTTCTTTCTTTTCTTCGGAATCTTTGCTCCGGATTTTCTTGCTTCGTTTAGAGCTATGGCTACTGATTGTTTTTCAGGATACCCTTCATCTCTAAGTTGTGCGATGTTTTTTGATACCGTTTTCTTGGATTTACCTTTGGAAAGTGGCATTAAAGCTCCCTCACTCTTATAACGATTTTCGGAACCTCTCCGTACAACTTCTTTGTGTCTCCCATGACTATCTGAGAATCATCCTCATAAATGATATTTTTCATAGCATTCGTGACTGGATAGGCTAAGTTGTCTCTGTCAGGACGTTTTACATGATGAATTATGCCAGCCAACATCTGCTTTCTTTTCAAAGCAGGCGTTCCCTTAGGAATTGGCATATAGAAAGTCATGTCCACGGCCACTGGACCAGAAATTGGCTCTTTAGGTGCAAAGGGTCGAATCTGCCATGCAATAGTTTCTTCGTACTGCTTAGAAGGATTCCAAACTTTACCTTTTCCCCACTGAGTTTTCCTCACTGGTTTTGGCTCACAAAATATTTCAAAGATCATCATGCTTTAAACGTAATTTTTCAGCAGTAATAATCCTTTTTCCCTCTAATGTCAAGAGATTTTATGTGGCTTTACAAGTGATTTTAGGGGGATGTCAAGCGGATTTACATTTTCGCGTCTCAAAAAGAAAAGGCATCAGAATATTTTTCTGATGCCTTTATTTCAAATCATTCCGGAATTTTGTCGGATTCCGACCGAATTACGCCGGAAGATGTCAAGCGGTTTTACATTCATTTTGCTTCATAGCATCCTTTGCTTTCTCAACTTCCTCAATAGGTATCACGTAGTATCTTCCGATCCTTTCTGACTTGACTTTGCCTTGTCTCAACATGAAATAGAGATGATGAGGAGGAATGCCCAAAATAACGGCAGCCTTCTTTACAGTACATCTGGAGGATGAAAACACTTTTTTACCTCCTATTTTTACCTTTTCGGTATTTTTGGCCTTATCTTCTTTAAATTCTTTGAGCCATTCTTCCGTGGTGTAGATCATGTTGTGCATCCTTTTACACCTTAGGGTTCCCCTCTTTATGGCTTGACTTAGCGCCTGATAAGATACTTTCAAACGACTAGCAGCTTCTCTAATAGAGATAAATTCTAGCGCTTTTGTCATATGTCTATCTCTCCGTTACTTATTTTTAGCAAAAGCTCTTTGTGGAATCTATGCGGTTTTTTTTTACCTGTTCTCCACCCACTTACTGTAGCTTCAGTACATCCTAGCATCCTAGCTAATGCGCTAGATGATATTTTTTTTCTCTTGATCCATTCATCCAGAGATAATTTTTGTGGTTCTTCCATGATTTTCCCTTGCGTTAAATCTTGGTTTCTTATTATGTTATATGAACCATTATACGATAAGGAGGCAATTTATGCAACACATAAGAGTAAGCGAGATCTTAGCACGACTAAGAGATTTTTCAGGAATCGACCCTACAATACTAAGAGAAAAGGCAGAGGTAGGTACAGAAGTTCATACGAATATACACAGGTTCAAAACAGGAAGATTCGAAATGTTCAACGAGTTCCCAATAAGAAATCCTCAATCTCTAGACATATTGAGATGGGCAGAACGGGGAAGAGGATATTTTGATTCGTACATGGAGTGGGAAAAAGAAAACAAACCACGATTCACAGTTATGGAAGAGAGATATTATGATGACGAGCTCATGATCACTGGTCAAGTAGACGCTCTAATGAGAACAGACTCTCTACCTGTACTAGTAGATTTCAAGTGCTCTCACAGACCTGATTTAGAAATATGGGCAATGCAGGCACACTTCTACAAGTATCTACTAGAAAAGAATGGGATAAAGATAGCTGATCACTTTCTCTTCATGCAGCTGAAAAAAGATGGGGAAAATCCAACGGTTTTCCGAATTGATTTCGATGAAAAAGTTCTTTCAAGATGCATTGGGGAGGCAATAAAATTGTGGGAAGAGAAAAATTCAGCAAAAGATGTTGCGTAAATTATAACGCTTCATATAACATTATAAGAAATCGACTCAATCACGAGATCGAAAAGATCCTCTTCAGAAGCTTATCAGGGAATCTGAAGAGGTGTCGAGCATACAACCTTAAGGAGGCAATATGTTTCACACACAAGATAGTACCACCACAATTGATTTTGATCAAAATCAAATCACAGACATCAGAGAAATCCTATTCGAAGACAAGACATT